CTAGATGACAAAGCGGATAAATGAATAACGATGATTTGTCTTATGTTGAGTTTGGAGATACAGAGGGTTTAGGAAGGTTCTTGTTTGAGAACGGTGTTCAGCACCAGTTGTTTTACGAGATTCTTGCTGACCAAGGAATACTTGTGCAAAAGTATCCGTTGATAGATGCAGATACCAAGAACCTTGATGACTGGTTGTTTGTGCACAATCAAGAGCATGAGAGGTTAGCCAGTATTCTGAATTTGGACAATCCATTTCAGTTGCTCGATAGTGACTGGAATGTAGAGGAAGACTTTTATGACTGGTTAGGGGTGCACTTGACCATTCATCAGCAAATACAAGCAGCATTGGGAGTATCAAGTTAATGCCTTATATTGGACCACCACAACCCGCAGCACCTCCTACACCAGCAGTACCAGATACGCCTGAAAATACTGGGGAGGCTCAACAAGCTGCAATTACTGCTCAACAACTGGCAGCGGCAGCACAAGCACAACATGATGCTCAGATGGCTCAGTTGGTAACTCCTACGCCTACCCCTACACCAACACCTGTACAACGCACGACAACGCCTGTACCCACAACTCCTGTATACAACACCCCAGCAGACATCTTAAATGCCATCAACAGTGGCACTCTACCATCTTCAGGTCCAGAGTTTGATGCTGCGATGGCACAAGTAGCTGGCAAAGGTACTGGGCCAACACCAACTCCTTCACCTGTTCCCGCTCCTACTCCTGAGCCAACACCTGCACCTACACCCACGCCTACGTCTACGCCTTTGACGGCTACACAGCCAACAGTTTACGCTGCGGGTCCAGCAACTCCATCACAAATTCAAGCTGCTGCATCTTATGCACCAGAAGCATTTACAGCCATTAGCAATGGTACGGCTAGAGTACAAGCAGATGCTTCAGGTAATCCACAAATTGTAGATAAAGCCACGGGTACGCCTTTTAATACAGAAGGTTTAACCATTCAAGTATTGCCTAATAATCAGCTTTCTATTCTTGGATGGGGAGGAAAAGCACAAGAAATACAAGCTACGACAAGCATAGATTCTCAAGGCAATATTGCACCTATACAGCCACAAAACATACAACGAGCTGGGCTAATCAACACCACTGGTGGCACAAATCTTTTTCAAGCAGCGTTAGAAATTGGTTTAGCGTATGCGTTACCTATTGCGGGTGAGGCTATTGCAGCCAGTTTGACAGAAGCAGGTATAGCCACAACTGCATCTGTGGGTACTGCTTTGGCTGCCGTAGGTACAGGTGTTGCACAGGGACAAACCCTAGAACAAGCCATTACCAACGCTGCACCTAGTCTCATAGCTTCAGGTGTGATGAGCCAGGTGGATATGGGTAATTTGTCTAAAACTATTACATCCAACCCAACAGTTGCTAATGTGGTCAACAACGTGGCAGGTAGTGTCATTGCGACTGCTGCCAAAGGTGGTACGGCACAGGATTTGTTGACCAATGCCATTACTGCTGGCGGTGGAACGCTCATAGGAGACAGTTTACAGGGTCAGGGCGTGTCTCCATCAACAGCACAGGCAGTAGGTAGAACTATAGCGACTACGGCTGCGACAGGCAATGTCGTGTCAGGTGCGGCTGCTGGTGCTGGGTCTTTGGGTGGTACGCAAGCGTCTCAGAATGCGGTAACTCGCAATTTTGATAACATGATACCCACGACCACGGCTGATGGTAAACAGACATTTTTTGACCCCAAAACAAGCATTACTTACAACGCAGATGGCAGTGTGTACGCACAAGCTCCTGCTGTTGGTGGCAAAGGTGTAAGAGACGATTCTCCTACTGTTGAACCCACGCCTACACCACCGACTAAACTTGCTACTGCTTCTCAAGACGCACAAAACTTAATAGCCACAGGCCAGTGGACACTCAGTGCAGATGGCACTTACGCAACTGACAGAGATGGCAATATTCACTATAAAAATGCAGATGGTAGCTTTACCGACCCAACATCCAGTGCTGTTACGCCAACACCCTCAGCAACAACTCCTGCGGGATTGACAGTTGTTAAATCTTCAGGGGGTGTGGGTGTTCCTGGTCAACCCATGACAAATTTCTATCAAGTTACAGATAGTCAAGGTAATTCTTATACGCTACAGACAACATCGGACTTAACCGTTGGTTCTGTAGTAAATCCAAATATTGGCACGTTGACTCCCACGCCTGGTGCGGTGACAGGTACACCCATAGGCACAGATGTCACTACGCAACCAGGCACAACATTACCAGCCAACACGCCCTCATCTGTGACCAGTGCGCTACAAGAAATTGGCGGTATTTTAGGTTTGGGTACTGATGACCCCTATGCCATTTACACCACGTTGATTAGCGGTGGAGCTACAGGAGCTGGTGTGGGTAAAGGCATATTGGGTATAGATACGGCTACTAAGCAATCTATAGCTGATATTATAAAAAATACTACATTTCCAGACCCCAACATACAAGCCAATCTTTCAAAAGCAGTGGCGCAAATACCCACTACGCCTACACAACCAGTTACCCCTGTAACCTCAACAACTCCTGCGCCATCCACAACAGCAACTCCTACACCTAGCACAACGCCCAGTGGAGGAGGTGCAGCCAGTGCAACACCAGCAGATAGCAAAACAACCTCACCAACCACTACCAGTGCTGCGGGTGGACCTACTGTTGGGTCAAGCGTTTTAACCCCTTCTGCTCCTGGTGGACAGGCTGTTATACCAGGTGATATTTCTGTATCCACAACAACAGGTGGAAAAAGCACGGGTGGTCCATCTACAGGCACACCAGGCGGTACACAAACAGCAGGGCCTGGAGGTCAGCCTGGTCAACCTGGTCCTGCGCCTGGGGGCACACCTGGCGGTACGGGCACAGGTCCAACAGACGGAACTACAACAGGCCCAGCAACAACTCCTTCTACAGGACCAACTGAAGGCCCGTCTACGGGGCCGTCCACAGGTCCGTCTACAGGCACAACATCTGGGCCAGGGGGAAAAGGCACGGGTACTCCCGCAGTGACAACTCCAGAGGTTTTAGGGCCTGTTACAACACCCGATACCACACCTCCAGATGAAGTACCGCCTGACATTACACCTATCACTGTAACCACAAGTGTTGTGAAACCGCCTACAATTAAGGCAGCGTTACCCACAATTCAAGGCCAGTTTGCCAATCCCTTGACTCCCGCAGTATCTCAATATATACCAGCAGGTGAGATACCAGGCCAAGAGACGGGTAAGAAACCTGAAGATGTGTGGAATCAAGAATCTTTGAGAGAAGGGCTAGGAATTTAACATGGCTACAGCAATTAAAAACCTCACCAGAATGGGTACAGATGTACGCAAGATAGCTGCGCTTTTGAAAGCAAAAGCTCCAGAGGGGCATATGCTTGCCTATATTTCCCCTGAAGAAGCCCAAGTCCTGAAAGACAGAGGTGGTAGTGGTAAGCCACATGCAGACACGGGTATACCCTCATTTGAGCTAGATGATGATTTAGCCAAGCAAGGTGGAGCGGAAACTATCACAGGAACCCCACAAACACCTGATACTTCAGACACGGGTGGAGCAACAATAGAGCCATCTGTTACTTCACAGTTTCCTGATTTATACCCTACACAAGCAGGTTCAACAGAAGTTAGCCCATCTACAACATTTACTCCTAGTGGACAATCTTTTGCGGGTACTGTAGGTGGTTATGGTCAAGAGGGTCAAGACTATACTTTTGCACCTGGCGGCACACCTGCTCAAGCTGCACCTGCTGCAAATGCAGTTGCTTTGCAAAACTTAGGTGCACAACAGTTGGCTGACCAAGCACAAGAAAAGCCAACAAAAGAAGACCAAGGCATTTCTAGTAAAACATTACAGCAACTGGGTGTGGCAGGATTGGGTACTCTTTTGGCTGCATCTCAGGCCAAGAAAGCTGCTGCTGCGGGACAAGGAAGCGCTCAACAATTACAAGCTCTAGCCACGCCCTATCAAGTGCAAGGTCAACAATTACAAGCACAAGCACAATCAGGTCAGCTTACTCCCGCAGGTCAGCAGTCTTTACAAGCATTACAAGCTCAGGTGGCTCAGGGTGCTCAGGCCAGAGGTGGTGTGGGTGTTCAGCAAGGAGCTGCTGCGGTAGAGGCTTTGCGTCAACAGTTGTTGGCAGGTCAGTACCAGCTTGGCCTACAAATTAGTGGTATTGGTGACAAGATTGCTACTGGTGCTATTCAGGCTGGTATGCAAGCTGACCAGTATACAAATCAGTTGACAAGCAGTTACTTCAACAATATTGCTCGTATTGCATCTGGTATACCGTTGACTACAACTACCACGACAACTAACCCATGAGGTTAACATGGCTGAACTAGATTTATTAAATTACCCTGGTAGCAAGCTCGGTGCTATTACTAGCCCAGCTCCATCTGTGCTTAAGCCCAGTGCCAAGCCAACACCGCTAGGTCCTCAAGACAAAGGTCAAGAGTATTTGGCTCAGATTGAACCTGAAATGGAAGAGTTGAAAAAGTCTACTCTTGCCAAGTCAGAAGTAGAGACTGCACAAAAAGAGCAACAAGCTCAAAGTCTTGCTAAAAAACAACAAGCATTGTCTGAAGCCACAAGTGCTGAGCGTCAAGCTATAGAAGGTTCTGCTCCATACCAAGAAGAGAAGACGGTACAAGAGCAACTCAAGAATGCTGCGTTTGTGCCCAGACAAGACAATGCTCAAGACTTGGCTACACTATTTTCGTTGATTAACGTACTTGGGTTTGCTATTGGTAAGGGTGGAAAAGGCAACGCACAGCAAGCCTTGGCTGCTATGGATGGCATGGCTAAAGGTTATCAACAAGGCCGTGTTGATTTGTACAAGAGAGAGAAAGACTTGTTTGATACGTCTATGAAGACGTTAAAGACCAAGAGTGATGTGTTGTCCAAGCAAGTGCAAGAAATTGTGCAATTGGCTGCTAGAGACAAGCAAGCTGCTGCTGAAAAGGCAGATGCTGTGTTTGCTCAAGAGGGTGCTGACTTCTATCGTGATTATGCTAAACGCTTTGGATTGGCTGCTCTTGCCGAGTATGACAAGCAACGTGTGTCGGGTTTGACCAAGGCTTTTGAACTCAAGAACAATCAAGAGAATAAAGAAAAAGAGTTTAAATTGCGTGAGAGACAGATTGAGTCTCAAGAGCGTATGCGTAAAGCGCAACTTCAGGCCAATGAAGAAATGAAAAAGATGATGTTTGGCTTGAAACAGCAGGACAAAGTTTTACCTCTTTCACAAGGTGTTAGAGGCGTTGAGTCATTGTTGACGCAATTACAAGACCCAGATGTTAAAACTGGTTTGCTGGCTAGAGCGTCTCCAATACTTGAGAAATTTAAATCTGCTATAGATGATAAAGAAGAATTTGAGTCTGCTGTTAATAAAAACTTGACTGGCACAGACAAAACCACATTGTTTCTCAAAAATGCTTTGCTAGAGAGTTATGCTATTGAACGTGCAGCAGCAGGTGGTGGACGATTGACGGTTCAGATGATGAAACAAGCTGGACCTGTGCTTGACCCTACCAATTACACGCCTCAAACATATCAGGCTTTGTTAGAAGAGCGTAGACGTGCTCTTTACAACAATTTAGGAGATATGGGATATTCACCTGAAAAAGTAAAAGAAATGTCTCAGCAGCGTCCTTACACGCCATTTACTCCAACAGCAACAAGTCAAAAACCAACATTACAAGAGTTTTTAGAAAAAGCAAAATCAGCTAATCCAGACGCATCTGAAGCTGACTTGACTGATTATTACAACAAAAAATACGGGGGCTGATATGGCAATAGTTGACCCATTTGACGCACCTGCTAGTAAAACAATCAAAGACCCATTTGAGGTATCAAATTCTCCTAAAGAGCCTACTTTTGGTGAAAAAGCAAAAGCCGTAACACGTGGTTTAGCTACGGGTGTTCTTGGCATGGGTGGTGAGTTGGAAAAAGGTTTCATGGATAGAGAGCCTAAATTAGGTGAAACTATCTTTCCAACTGCCAAAGAAGTATCTGGTTCACTGGCATCTGTTGGTATACCTGAGCCACGTCCTGAGTTACAAAAATATCAACGCTACGGTCAAATTGCACCTGATGTGGCCTTGCTTGGTGGAGGCTTGTATGGCCTTGGTAGAGCTGGCTATATGGGTGCTAAAGAATTGTTGGGTGGTGCGGGTAAACGTGCTCAAGAAGCTGCCAAAAGACTTGAAAACATTATTCCTGGCTACACACAAGAGGCTCAAAGAGGCGTTACTCAACGTGCTGCAACAGAAACTCAAGCTGAATACGAGAAACGTGCTAGACAACAAACTGGCTTGAAAGAAGCAGAGAAAAAGTTTTCAACTGAGGCTCAGCAACAAGGTGAAGATGCTGCACGCAAATTAGCCAACTTAAACCCTCCTAAAACCAAAGCTGCACTCGGTGATGAGATGCAAAATCGTTTGCAAGGCACAGAGTTTAGGCGGTCTGCTGAGCGTTCTAGGCAAGCCAAAAATGATGCTGATGCTTATTTCAGGCAAGCAACAGAAAAGGGACAGTTTGTTAATTCTGATGAAGGCAAGTTGTTCTTAAGAAATTTAGTCAACAGAGTATTTTCTGAAAAAAACACTCCTGCTGAAAAGAAAATAGCACAAGAGATGTATCAGGATTTGGCAGAAGCCAAAGATATTGAGGCGGTTGAAAAGACGTTTAGGCGTTTTCAAGAGAAAGCCAGCGGTCAACCTAAAGAAGGTTATGACGCAGTAACGCAACAATTTGCGGGTAGTGTGGCTACAGAATTATCCAACGCACTCAACAAATTTGCTCCAAAGAGAGAACAATTCAGAAACACGTATCGTGAGTTGTCTGGACCTTTAGATGCCTATGAGACATCTTTTGGTGCTAAACCATTAGCGCAAGAAAAAAAGGTAGAAGGTCAGCTCAAAATGATGCCGACCGATTATCCTGATTACTATTTTAAAAACAGAGATACGGTAAATGTATTGCGTCAACAGTTGGCAGGTGATGAGGCTGCTGTGCGTAAATTTGCTAATCAACACATTTCTAATGAATTGCAAGGCAAGACTGCTGACCAGGCTGCTCAGTGGGTTCAGAAGAACTCTGAATGGTTAAATACCATTAAAGACGCACAAACAGGCCAAGGTTTAAATACCCGTGTTAATCAGTATGTCCAAGAACTCAGAAACGCTGAAACTAAAGCTAAGCAAGCTACCAAGCTAGGTGCTAAAGCTCAGGAAGTTGGCAAATTAAGAGAAACTGGACAACAAAAGATTGCTGAGACGGCTGGACAACAAAGACAAAAGATTTCTGAGTTTAAAGAACAACTCAATCTTTACCCAGAAAAGTCTACAAATATTGCCAATAATATGATTAAGTATCTCTCTGACAACAAATTGTTGCCACCTGAGAAACTCAAGTATTTAAAAGCTGAAGTGGATGCGGTCAGCAAAACGGCTGAGGGTGCACAAAAGGCCAAGGAAATCAGGAATAAGTTTATCAAGTACGGTGTTATTTCCGCTGCTGGATACAAGACTTATGAAATGGGAAAATCACTTTTCTAAATATTATGACTAAGAAGAAACAAGAAAAAGGTATTAATCCTAAGCTAGAAGAGGCTATCAACCTTCTGATGTCACAGGTGATGGCAGACCCAGAGGCTACCATTATTGACAAGACTAGGATTATCGACAGAGCCTTGAAACTAGAAGCTCTCAAGATGAAAGATGAAGATAGTGCTTGGGGACAAGGATTTGTATTAGACGATGATGAAGAGACATGATAAGATGATACCTTTCAAAAGGGGGTATTATGGATGCTAGTTTAATCAGATTCGTGCGTATTGCTTTAGAGGTGTTATCAGATAGGTTAGTGACGATATTGGCTTTGGCTATGTCGTGTGGATTAGCCTGTTACACCATGTGGGCAGGAGATTGGACAAGGGTGGCAACCCTTGGTATATTTGTGTTATTCGCATACTTAGTGGTGCAAACCAAGGAGAGAAACCATGTCAAAGACGAACGTCCAGAGAGTTAATCCATACTCTCCCAGTGCTAATTTTGAAAATCAGCACATGCACAATGCTTCTAGTGACCCACAGCGTGACCACACGCTTAATCAGCAAGTAGCCAAGTCTGTGCGTCCTCAGTTGCCCCGTGACGGCACTGCTGACATGACCAGATGGCAGCCTGGTGAGTTGCCAAAAGGAGGCTTTAGGAGCGTGTTTGACTTCTCAGGCACACCTACGTACAACACTAAGAAGTCACCCACTTCAGGCGGTGGTGGAAAGGTTTACTAATGGCTCAGTCTACCTTTTCAATGACCCAGCACGGGAGGTCAGAACCTTTCGAGTTGCAAGTCTCTAGAGGACAAGTTCCTTACCACGCACCCGCAAACATCTTTGCCTACGGTACTACACCAGCCACAGCTGGGTTGTTCAGGACGGTATGGGAAAACATGGCTACAACAGACTATGTCTTCCCTAGTTCTGCCTCCACAATGACGTTGGTAAGCACGGTCAAT